AAATATTTTCATCATCATCGTACATTTGCGTTTCATTATCCCAAGTTCCCGAAGAATCTATATGTCCCGTAGGAGTAACCCAACTCATCTTCTATTTCTTCCTCTACCTTTCCTCTGTGTCTGACTGCAGCCTCCACGCCCACGATTAGCACGTCTACCCTTACCGCTTCCATCACGTTTCGGAACTCCATGACTCATATATTCACCTCCCCGCTACATTTTCTCCAAAACCGCCAGTAAACGGGTAAGAACCTCACGCTCCAACGCTTTAAGCTCCACATCCTCACCACGCACCGTAGCAACCGCCTCCGTGACACGTTGAAGATACGGCTGTAACACACCATCCCGAACACGCTTAAGACTCGCTAGTTTTCGCCGTAACCTTTGAATCTCACGTTCAGTCTCCAACAGGTTAGGCTTAGGCTTCTCTTTAGCCTTCTCAGGTTCAAACATTAAACTAGGATGCTTCTTACTCAATTTTATCCACCAAATGTTTCACGAGCGTAATGACTTGTACGCCACCAGATTAAATGTTGACTAGGACTCAACAAACCCCGCTGTTTCTTAGGTAGTTGCGGACGCTTACGTTCACGGTCATCCCTACGAGTTAGAATGTGCCTTACCTGAACCTTCTCTGTACGACCAACCCAGCGAAGACGACACCTGCAGTGAGGATGAACCAATGCTTTAATTGCGTTCACCGCCATGTGAATATGATAGGGAAACGCAGCAGCAATACCATCACCACGATACACTGTGCCATCCAACGCTTTACAAATCTCACAGGTTTTAGGCGATGTTAAACGTGCGTCAAACATCCACCAGTGATGCGCATCATGAGCCTTCTCCCAACCCGCATGTTCACTTAGCTTTAACACCTGTACCCCTCTTGGGCAACGGTTCATCACCAAACTTCTGCTTATGCCGTTCAGCCCGCTCCTCATCACCACGGGGTTGACCCAACCTACGTTGCTCCTCCATATCCCGTTGCTCCTGTTCACGTTGAAGCTTCCGGATTTTCTCCATGTCAAAACCCTGCTCCTCAGCCGCATACTCCGCTGGAACTATTCCCGACTGCACCTGCATACTCCAGTACTCAGCCTCCTCATCCTTATGAGCGTCAGGAGCCTCCCACTTCACCCGTGGACACACCTTAACACTATAACCAGCATCCTCCAGAAACGGCATATACACCTCCCGCTCAATCTTCCTACCGATAAGCCTCTGCAAAGGCGCAATAAGATTTGCACGTTGAACAAGCTCCATCTCCTGAGCCGAAGCCATCGTACTGCTCCACTGCTTCGATATAGGCGCAATCATCATACCATCAACAATATGAGTATAATAGAAATCCAATATCTTACTTATCTCACTGAGAGGATGTTCTCCTGTGCCACCTGCAATCCTGTTAATCGGGTAGCTAGTGACAAACTCTTCACCAGCACTCCAATTCTTAATCTTACTTGAAATCGCCGCCACCTCACTCGTGGAAGGCGTAAACGTGCCATCACCCACCTGCCACAACTCCTTAGGCAAACCCTGCTTCTCCGCATAATCACTCGTAGCCTGCTCAATCGTCTCTAAACTTTCAAACTCAGTATCCAAACCCACCAACATACTAGTGCCATACGGCCAGCTGCGGGTGCTAACGTTCCACGCAAAATGAACAATCTCCTCCATCTGCCACACCGGCTCAGCACTGCCCAGCAGGTTCTGCCGCCACTCCGTAACCACACCCACATCATCCACCCGCGACGGCTCAACAGCCTCCTGCATAGGAATAATACGCACATCAAACACCGGGTCACCCGTCTTCTCCCAGAAGCAACTGCCATACTTCATCTGTTGAACAACCGTGTCATACAGCATCACATCCAGCCCCAACAAGCGGTTAAGATCGTCGCATCGTTCCTTAGCCTCTAAACTACGATTAGCATGTGGACCTGTGTCGTATGCTTGCTCGGTGAATAATCCTTGCTCCATCACCTTACCCGCAATCGATAATAATCCTTGCTTGGCTAAGGGATGTCGTTCTACAATTGTGTCGAAATATTTGCATCGTTCACTCCAGCTAATTTCACCCTTCCAGAATTTGCGTTTACGCTTCGCAACACCACCAGTAACAAAGAACCCTTTAAACCGCTCTTTCAACCCTAGTTTAGGCCACTTCACTTAAAGAACCCTCCTGGTCTACCAATCACGTTTCGTGTAACTATTTCCACACTATCCAACGCATCATCATACTGTCCACGAGGGAACTGCACCCACTCCGTCCAAAACTCACTTCTACGTAACAATAAAGGATTAATGAGAATACGTTTCGATTCAAAATGGCTACTCATAGGAATAAACCTTGATTCCTTATCCCGAACCGTCTGCACCGGAACAATGGGTAAACCGCGAAGCTCAGGCATATATGTAAGGATTTTCTGCCAGAAATTAGTCTCCATATACATCTTACTGTAATGGTATCGACTGTGAAGCTGCGGTATCTTATGTTTCAGAATCTTTGGAAAAGGTAAATGCTCAGCCCAAACATCCACCAAATAGCCTTGACGAGTTGTTGGTTCAAAGGCTAATGTTGCAACACCGAAATAATCTGCTTCTCCAAGACTAGGGTCTAAACCCGCATAATACCGACAGGTTGAAGGTGGCGGTTGTTCCCAAGGATGTAACCATTCCGCTTTTAACAGTGAACCTTCCATGCCTGTTGGGTCATTCTGGTATTGACAGTTAAAGATGATTGTGCCAATTTCTTTACGTCGCTCTTCCAATCGTGATAAGGGCCAATACTCTGGCCACAAGACTGAACCATCTTTCTGAATGGCAGGTTTAATGTCGAACAACCATTTCTCAAGTAGCTCCGCATAGATGTCAGCATAACTCCAACGAGTGCCAATAACGATGATTCCGCCCCAAGGATACAACGTTGGATAAAGAACCTTATTGAACCAAGTGCTTACTTTCTCCACTTGTAAACGAGTACGCACATTCTCTTCATCAATGATGTCGTCGCAGATGATGAGATCGTTGCGTCCACCAGTAATGGGACCCATGAGTCCTGTTGCTTTCACTGTGGGGTTTTTGCTGATTTCACCGCGATCCACTATTAATTGTTGACCTGTCCATTTACGGGGTTGCGCCGGTTTGAGATGCCCGAAAATGTCGATGTATTTCTGGTCTGTTTCGATGTATGTCATGATAGCTGTTAAGATGGATTCAGCTAAAGTTGCGGTTTTACTTATTATGTTAATGTGAATGTTAGGGTGATTGCCGATAAGCCACAATACATATAGGATGATGCTTGTGGTTTTGCCGTGACCTCGAGGCCATAACAATAAGTATTTCTTTTCTGTATCAGGATGAGTTTTGAGGGGGCTAAAACGGTTTTGTAGAAACTTGTACCATTCCTTGTGAAAATAAGCGTTGTCATATCCTAAAGCCTCAGTGAATTTTGTCAAGCTTACGCTTTCTGGTAAGTATTCGAGATGCTTTAGATAAGATCGCGTCTTCATCTTCTGTTGCATCAATAATCACATGCTGATCAATTTTCTGAACCTGTAAAGATTCAACACGGTGAGGAATAAGCTTCTCCAACAGTTTATCCCTATACTTCATACGTAAGTCGCTATCATCTTCCTTTGCAATATCTCGCCTTTGTTTGCGCATTAACTCATCTATCATGTGCTGCGCGGTTATGCTATGGCGGTGACGGTAAACGGTGGCAAGTCCCATCATCACGCCTTTAGTGCGATCTATATAAGTGCGAGTTTCTTCCGCGCTTAATCCTAGACCCCAACACTCCACAATCATGTTTGTGATTTCACGAGAGTACGTCATTTTTAATCATCTTTAATCATTTTGTTAGGGTTGTCACCGTCCACGCTTAACCTGTCAACATCAACCAATTGAGATTGTGGAATATTCATTTGTTTGCGCCGTCTCCACCATTACTTTAAGGGGAGAAAGGAGAAGGAATGAAGTGAATGTTAGAGACGTTTACGCCTTTTCCGCGTGGATAAATGTAGTCCAACTGTAATCTCCA